GCTAATGAAAGAATCGTGGAACTCGAAAAAGAACTCAATGAGTGGAAGCATCGTGCTGAGGTAGCGCAAGCTGCCCTTGATACGCTCGCTCGTGAAGAAACTGCTGCTAGCCGAATGGCTGAGCTTGCTGAATCTGGAGTTTCTCTAGATGACGAAGCTGCCGAGGCGCAGTATGCTAAGGTCCGAGACATGTCGGACGAGGACTTCGCGTCCTATAAGAGTGAGCTTGTTGCTCTACGGAGCAAGTACGCCTCCACTTCAGAAGAAGATGGGGATGAAGAGATCGAAGTTGCTCAACTGTCTGCTCAGGAGATCAAGATGATCGCCCAGAGCCTTGGTTGTGACCCGGCTGACTCCAAGTGCATTTCTCTCGTCAATGAGGTAGCGCAAAAGGTTGCTGAGGTTAGCAATAACCGACGTACTCCCGAAGCTGCAAAGGAAGAGACCACAGAGGAAACCTCTGAGGAAGCTTCTACTGAGACGGTAGAAGAGCCAAAGAAAGAGACCGCTTCTAAGAAGATGTCTCTCGGAGAGGCCATTACTCGATCTATGAATCAGGAGATTCGTGCAAACCAATCTCTGAAAGAAGAGTGTACCCAAGCATGGGAGGATTACTACGCTGAGAAGCGTGGAGAAAACAAGTCCGAATAAGGAGGTACTGACACATGGTGTTCATCCCACGTGACCCTGTAATTCAGAATCAGTTCCTGGTACATGATACGTCCCAGGGCACCGGTACTGAGTCCGCAGGTTGTGTTGTATGGTTGTCGGGTGATCAGCTCGTAGCATGTGTAAGTGGTTCTCAGACGCCCTATGGCTTCTTGATGCAGAATGTCAAGGCTGAGTCCTCCGCACATCCGACGGGTTTCCGACTCCCAGGTGATCTAGGAAGCTCTGATGCATTTACGGGTGATCCTGTTGCGGTTGCTCATCTTGGTATCTATGATACCACTTACTACAATACAGCTACTACGTACACTGCAGGTACTCGACTATCGATTGCTGCTGGAGGTAGAGTTACCCCCACCGGCGTTAACGAAGTTGGTTCCACAGTTGTCGCTGTTGCTCAGAATAGTCTTAACGCCGCGGCTGTTGCTGCTGGTGAAAAACTAAGGATTAAGCTTCTAATATAACCCCCAAGGAGGAAAAAGTCATGGACAAGCAAAAGCTTGCTGAACTATTTAAGGCAACTGCTGCATTCGACTCTCCTGAGGGTGTCGAAGCATACAAGGCCTTCGCTCAGGCACTAACTGTGCCGATTCTCCAGGAGATTCGTGACGCATCCATTATGCGACAGCTATTCGCTGTTGAGCGTCTACAGCCTGGTGCGCAGGCAGTATATCCAGTTGCTGACGATTTCGAGGTTCCAGTATTCGTACTGCCCGGCCTCGGTTACATCGCACAGAACTTCATCGAAGGTGTTGGTGAGGAAGTATACGTTCCTACCTTCTCCATTTCCGTATCTGCGGACTGGAAGGTAACCTACGCCCGAGATTCGCGTATCGACATTCCTGAGAGGGCTGCTCGAAACGCTGCTCGCGCAATTGCTGACTTCGAGGAAGAGTCCGGTTGGAGAGTTATCGTTCCTGGTGGAACGACCAACTTCTCTGGTCAGGGTCTACTCGGCGCACGCAATGCGCCTATTTTCCAGGTTCCCGCCGGTTCTACCGGTGAGAAGTTCCTTTCCAAGGAACTAATCAACCTGATGATGGTCGGTATGAAGAGAGTTCGCCGATCCCTAACTGATCTATACATCTCCCCTGAGGACGCCGCTGACATTCGTGAGTGGACTGATACCCAGGTCGATCCGATTACTCGACGCGAGATTTTCACCGCTTCTGGTATGGGCCGAATCTGGAACATCAACCTACACGAAGTATTCCAGCTAGGTGCCACTGGTCGATTCAACATCAACCAGAACGGTGCTACCTTTGGTATCTTCCAGGTGGATGGTGCCGGCGATTTCAATGACTACACACCTACTAACGTTAACACTGTTGACGCTAACGGTAACGTCACTACCGCTGGTGAGACTCAGGTTTGGGGATTCGATCTTTCTGTTAACGACTCGCTCGTCATGCCTATTCGAAAGGAATACGAGGCTCACGACGATCCTACTCTACTCCGACAGCAGAAGCAAGGTTTCTCCGGCTGGGAGGAAGTTGGTTTCGCACTCCTCGATTCTCGAATGGTTCAGATGGGTGTTATCGACCGATCGTAATCTCATTGAAATCCCTAAGGGAGGGGGGTTTCGACCCCTCTCCCTTTTGGGAACAAGTTTAGGGGGACCAAGTAGCCGGTTTGGGTCTTGCTACTGACCCCTGTCGGCTATTTTCAAATGGGGCACAAGAATCACGCTGGGCCCCGGTTAGTCCTAGGTTAAACAAGGTCTCCCCGCCCTGTTTCCGGGGTCCCAGCATAAGGAGAAAACAATGGTAGACGAAGCAGTACGATATGCCCATCTCACCGCATCTAGCACGGCTATCAACCGTAGCGGACAGGCTAAGCTACACCGCGTGACGGTGAATGATCCGGGAGCTGTGTCCTTAACCATATACGAAGCAGACGCTGCTGCAGGAGATGTAGTTGGAGTTGTAGATTGTAACAATGCTGGAACCTATGAGTATGGAGTTACTCTATCTGGGCTGACTGTTCAGCTTGGTGGAACAGCTGATGTTACCGTAGTTTATCAGTAAGGAGAGAGTATGTTGATTGAGATTTTATTATGTGTTATACTGACAGAACTTATCACGGAACTAGTTATCAAATCAGAGATTTTTAAGCCCATTAGAAATACTTTATTCAAACTAGGGGATTGGTTTAGAAAACTTTTTAGTTGTGGGTATTGTTTTTCAG